GTCAATGGTTTCAGACCAGGTTTTTGTTTCCTGGCCCATACGAAAACCAGTTTCAGAAAATTCAATGCCAAGTTCGTCAAGCTGCTTGACAATTTCTTTTAATCGTTTTACATCGACGCGAGATGAACTTGCCCATCCAGACCAGTTGGTTCCTTCATCGCCCAATCTTCTATATTCTTCTAAAAGCTGAAGCATCGGACGTGCTTCAAGTTCTGTTTCTTCAGTAGCACTATACAATAGATCAGCAAACGCGCCATACTGCGAAAATACTTCCGTCATTACATCTGTTGTAAGCCAACCCTGACTTAAAGATTCACGAAAGTTCTTCGCGTTAATGATCGCATCGACCTCTTTTTCAGTCATATTTGCGATCTGATCTGGGTCTAAAATCGTTGTATAGTTAAACTCGTCATAATTCTCGCCATTGACAATATCCGCTAAAACGCCTTTTTGCGCCGCAATAGCAAGAATGTTCTTTTTAACCTCAAGCGTTGCCATATTGGCATTTTCGATTGACTTCCAGTCCATAAGAGTCATCTTACCGGAACCAACGGCCTGAGAAATATTATACATAGCTCGGGAAACTTCTTGTGTTTGTGCACCGGCCGAAGCGCCCCAAACAGCAATACCCATCATTGCATTGGTGGCTTCTTCAAGTCCGACGCCTGCGCCAAGAAATTTTCCGACATTACTACTCATATCGGTGAAACTATAAGAAGTTTCATCGGTAAACCACAAAAGCTTATCAAGCTGAGCATTTACATTAGCCATTTGCGCAGCTTCATCGATAAAGCCCTTTAACGAACCATTGGCATCTCTTATGGCGCCGGCTTCATCAATCCACCAATCTGCTTCTAACGGAGTGCCGATTAATTCGCGTGTCGTACCCATGATCATCTGGGTGGACGTGGTCATGTCTTCATACTTACTGAAACCGGCCTTAAGTTGATCGGTGGTAAGCGACTGCACCATGCGTTTTCCGGCAGAGTACACGTCGTTCATGACGTTTTCAATCAATGCTAATCCGGCCGTGCTTTTTATAAACTCGCCAAGACTATCGGTTGCCTGATTAAAGCCTTTCGTGATGGGCGAAACATCAAACTTCTCGACTGACCTGGTCATCTCATCGATTGCGTTGGAATTACTCTTAATATTGAGTGCTTTTTCAAGTTTCTCAAGAGTTTTGATCGAAGCGTTGGCCCCGGCTTCAAACTTCTTGTTGTCGATTCGCATTTCTACAATGCGTTCTTCTACATTACTGTTGCTGTTCGGCATTATTTCTTCGCAACCTCCTTCCAGGCAGCCTCGGCTATTTTATCGAAAACGGGACGAATGGCCGGTGAAATGAAATGCCGTCCCTGAACATATCCCCCATTTGCTGTTCCATGACCATAATCCAGAATCACAGCAACGGGAACGTTTTGTTCCATATTTGAATTTGTCCAAAATATACTGATTTTATCTTTTTCTTTTACGATCTCATACGACCACGAGGCCGCAGTCTTTCCGGTCCTGACCGGTGTGGCGGACGCCAGCGCTTCAACGCCTTCCTCCGCATATTTAATAAGGAGACTTTCAAGATCCAGTTTTACGATTCGCTTAAGAAAGCTGCGAGTCTTTTTAAAATCTCCTTTAACCGTACACTGAATCATAAAAGTCTCCTTTTGTTTTCTTGTCAGTTAACCGTGTGTGCCGAGCCGAGCTTTACGCTGAGCGTTTAAAGCGGCGTTTCGGCTCATAAGATCTTTTTTACCCATTTTCTTCGGCGGCTGTTTCTTGATGGATGTTACTTCAATCAACGTCATGAGGCGATTCAAATGCCATTTCTGACATGGATCGAACGGAATTCCGAGCTCCACCATCCAATAGTAAATGAGCTCGTTCGTCACGATCTCTCTGGATGGACGATTTTGCTTTCGGTTTATCGTTGTTGCCGTCATCGGATCCGAAATGTAATCTGACAGCGCTCTCGCCGACTTTGCATCCATCGCGCGAAAGACCAGAGGATCCACATTCTGCGTCAGACACATACAGCGCAGATAGTCCAGTGTCTCTTCCTCCGTCTTTGGGTCTTTTGTCAAGTATGCCTTATGCCATTTCGACTCCCATTTTGAAATACTCAGAAGCGAGTGTTCAAACGACAGCGTTTGCTGATGAATCGTAATGAATCGGTTCAGCTGCGGATCAAAAAGATCTTTTTCAGGAATCGTAATAGAGATCGGCATATGTTATGTCAGACCTCGTGGAGTGCGGCGGTAGAAATACCCTCTTTTGCCAGCAGCTTTTCAGCCTCGGCCTTCTGCTTATCGTTGATCTGCGGCAGAATCGCGTTGGCAAATTCCTCAAGAGACTCTTCGCCAGTCAGCAGCGCATAGACAAAGGTATCGTAAGCGCCGGTCTGCTTGAATTTCTTAAACAGAGGCTTACCGTAGTCGTCTTCCTTCAGAAACAGGGAAGGATTATCCTTCGGGCGAACACCGTAGGACTTCTCGACCAGAAGCTTGATGAAATCCACAGCGGGCTTCTGAGGAATCTCGCCCTTCTCGTTCTTGACCATGAGCTTCTTGATACGGCCGATCAGACCGCCGTCATCCTCGTATTCCAGGTTTAGGTCTACACATTCGGTCTTGGTGAGGTTAAAGTATGCCTCGACTTTTTCCTCAGCACCGTCGAAATTGGTAAAGGTAATAAGCTTCTTAAGCATTGCAGAATTCTCCTTTCATGTTAAAAAAAGAAGGGACGCCAGCCGAACTGAATACGTCCCTGAAAATATAAATCAGGTAGTGGCGGGCGGAGTAACGGTTTCGCCGTTGAGGATCTTGATAACCTCATCGGGAGTAGGAAGCCAGGGGCTGGTGGCCGCAGTCTCAGTCGTAGTGTCAGCATCAGTGCCGTAAAGCGCGTTCTCCAGCGCGGTGAGCTTTGCCTTAGCTTCAGTCGTAGTGAACTTAGTAGAATCGATGACCATGTGCGCGGTAGGCTTGTGACCGGTGACCGTGGTAGGAATAGTGTCGATCTCCCAGCTGAACTCGATTGCCTCAGGGCTGTCGTTGATGGTCTGGTAATCCTTGGAAGAAGGAGAAGCAGAGGCTCCCCAGATCAGATGGATCTTGTAGCCATAGTCGTCGAACTGGGTGTCGTTGCCGATCGTGGAGACGTAAGAGAAGCCGAAGGACTTACGAGGCTGCTGATTGATGGTCACACCGGGAACCAGAGTCGCAGAGCCATCGCACTCGGCAAATTCGTCGGGATAGGTATAAGCAGTAATCGTGCCCTTGAAGTTCTCGGTAGAACGAATGGACAGATACTTGATGTCGTCGGCGTAAATGTCGTTGGCGTCACCACCGTCGGGCTCTTCGCTGAAACCGGTCAGACCGTTCCAGGCCACGCCCTGCGGATACTTACCGGCAGCATTCTGAAGGTAGAGAACGCCCTTCTTAGTACCGGTTTCGTACAGCCGTTCGCCGACTGCATCCCAAATAAGCTTAGCCATATTAGGTTTCCTCCTTATGGTTAATAGAAAATGGTAAATGGGAAATGATAGAGATTGTCGCGCACAAAGAAACGCCCGGGAGAGCAGCGCTCAAAGTGATCCTGAATGGCCTGCGGCAGCTTTGTTTCTGGGTCTCGGCTGATAACCGTCACCAGATAGCCGTCGCGGATGAGATAGCTTCGATTGTCTGCTCTTCGAACGTTGAATTCCTGGCGCTGATAGATCACGGCATCATACTTCATGCGAACCGTTTCAGGAGGCTCGAAATAAGTATGGTGATAGCCGTTGATGAGTAACTGAACTTCGCGTAATTCTTCGTCGAATTTAAGGCGTCGGTCCATGGTAGACACCTCCAAACGAAATCCTCAGACGCGGATGCTCTACGGAGACGCTCTGGACTTCCCAAAGCGTCCCCATATACTCCACATATTTCATGGAAGAGAAGTTGTGCAGAGCAAAAGCATCAGCCACGATGGAAATATCGTTAGAGAGGTTAAAATCGTCAACAGGCTTCTCAGAGTTCTGCTGACGAATACCGACTTTATAGGTATCACCCGAGTAAAAACGCTCAATAATCTGCGGAGCGTAACGACTTGGGCTCGTTGGAATTTCCTTCTCGTCGATCATAAAACCGACGCGACCGTAAAACCGTGCCATAGACTACCTCTTCTCTTCCATTTTGATTGTTTACGCGACCTCTTCCTCGATAACGATGAAGGAGTAAATGCGGGTGGTAGCACCGGACACGCGGGTCTCAAGCAGGCTCTTCTCCTGGTTGAAATCGATGTCGAACTGGGTGCGATGGATGATCTCGCCGCCCTTGGTCTGACCCAGAGCGTAGTCGGTCAGGTTGCCGATGATGGCCAGCAGACGGTAGGTCTTAGCGGAAGTACCCTCACCAACAGTACGGGTCTTGTTGGCAAACTCGGGAACCGTGTAAACATTAGCGACATCAAGAGCGCTGGTCAGCTCGCCCTTATTGGCGTACAGACGGCGACCGTTGAGGTCCTTCGCCAGCAGCATCTTATTGAAGAACTGCTGAGTGCAGAACATATCGGGAGTGCCAGTGCCGCGATAGTCAATCTTGGCGTCCAGCAGAGCCTCTTCCATGGCCTGAGCGTACAGATAGTTGGGACCAAAACCAGGATCGTTCTCGGGAGCGGTGACGTTCAGAGTCTTCTTAATGGTGTACAGATCGCCGTCGGTCCAGATAGGACGGATGTGATCGGGAATGATCTTATCGGCAGCCGCAGCATCACGACCATCACCGATAAGAATAGCGCGAGCCAGCTCAAGCTCCAGCTGCATGCGGTCGATCTTGTACTGATAATCAACATAGTCGAAATCGGTGATGTCAACGATGTCGTCATGGTTCAGCGCGGAACGAACATACACGGTCTGAGGGTCGGTAGCGCGCTTAGCAGCGGCATAGTTACCGGCCAGAACCTTCTCCTTGCCCTTCGCATAGCCACGGGCGCGGATCTCCTCGATGTTGCGAACATCAACGGAGCTGGTGCGAATGCGGCTGAACGGGCTCTTGTGAACCTTGGTCAGAACAGCCTTGACCCAAGCCTGATCGTTGGTAACAAGCTCAGGGGCGCCGGGATAAACATCATGGTAGTCAGGGAAGAAGCTATCCACACCGGCGGGAGTCTGACCAGAGGGATAGGAAGTGGCACCGCTCACGGGAGCCAGACCGTCGTGGGAGAGGTTGTTCTCCTCGGCAAAGGCAGAAATGGCGTCGCTCAGCTTGCCATACTTCTTGGCGCTGGCGATAATAGCCTGCTCGTCGCTGTGGGACAGATAGTTCGCGCTCTGGGTCTGGGTGGTACCGTTATCAAAAGCATTGAAGTTCATAGTAGTATCCTCCATATCGGAATGTTCAATTTCAGCCGCAGCATCGTCCGCGGCTTTCTGAATGAGAAAGTTCATCACTTTCTTCTGGTTGTCGTCCATGGTGTCGATGACATCGTCAATCGTGGCGTCCTCGCCGAGATCGGAATGAGCGACCGGCTCTTCATCATCCTCGTCGTCTCCATTGGCGGCCTGAGCGACCAGGAAAGACAGCACCTTCAGCTGGTCCTCGTCCATCGTGTCAAGGACATCCTGGACAGTGAGATCTTTATCCATTTCGTTTCCTCCATCTTCATCTTCGTCGGCATGTGCGAGATACAGACTGTACTCCTCGCCAACACAGATGTAAGCTTCATCCATTAGAGTTTCAGCATCATCGCCATGCACGATAACAGGATAGGTGATCTGCGCGCCCACGTTCGCTCCGGCCAGTACCAGACTGACCTCCTTGATCGAACCGTGGAGAACATCGCCGCCGTTCTGTTTAAGCTGGTTGGCCCAAATCGAAAGGCCAGTAATGTCGCCGTGCTGAACATCTTCCTTCGCGCGCTTGGCTTCATCGCTGTTATTGAAAAAGCCATAAAAAAAGACCCCCTCGGGGCGGTTCTCAAGGAATCCATGTCCGAGAACTGCTTCGGGGGAGTCGTGATTGTGTGCCCATACCAGCGGAACTTTCATGCCGTTCTGATGGGCAAAGGCATCTCGCCGGATCGTACGGCCGTCGCTGCATCGAAGATCGTTTCGAGTAGCCCAGCCAGCGAAATCACAGCCTTTGTACTGTTTGGGAATGCTTTCAAGCATTTCAGGCATAATAATGCGACCTCCTGTTAATACTGGGAATTACTTCCATTTTGAATCCGTTCCGCGCCGTCGTATTCATCTTGCGCATACTGAGCTCCATCAGGAAGTCCTTCTTCATACGTTGGCTCCTCGTTACCGGTCTCGTCGTAAGTTTCCTCACCTTCGCCAGCCGTTGGATCCATCTGCATGTCATATGGCATGTTGGGGTTCATAAGGGTGTCTGCGCTCTCCTGATCGGACGGCTTGAAACCGAGGATTCCTCGCATTTCGTTTGCTGTCAGAATCTGGTTGCGCAGCAGGGTATCACCGAGCTTTGCGATCTCCGTCGGAGGTACCACACGAAAAGCATTCATAAAAGCCATAACCGCATGCCCTCTCGTCCGGGCGGTATCAGTTAACCATTTACGATTAAGACCGTCCGTAAACGTAGTCACAAGTCGCTCGATAATATCGTTGTTATAGTTCAGCTTGGTCATTTCATTAGCTGTACCGTTGAGAATCTCCGGACAAACACCGATCTGATCCATCAGCTGTTTCGACAGAGAATCGATCTGCGTCTGAAGATTATTATCCAACGGTCGTCCAAGCGGAATGACTTTTTCGGAAGCGTCGATGTAGCCGATACCGAATTTCGACCCGGCCAGCTGAACTTCCAGGTCGTGACGTCGTTCCTCCGCGCGGGCTTTCTGCGTCTCATGCCGCGTCGCATATGGCAGCTGAATGATCATATCAAGCTTTCCGGAAGCAGTTTTATCGTCGATCTGATCAAGCTGAGCCAGCTTTTTCCGAAGACGCATCATCAGACTATTCGGCGCATTCATGATTTCATAAAACGGGTTTTGCAGGATCACACAGAGCTTTTTCGGCATCCGGATCGTTTCACGCTTGCCCGTCTCTTCATTATAAAGCTCTACATCGATCTCTTTCGGATACCAGGCCATAATCTTGCCGACGCGGGCCGACTTGATCTTATTGACACCCATGGTAGAGTAATTCACATCGGCCACAATCGGACAAACGGCAATATATCCTTCGTCCAGAAGCGACGCATAGACATCCTGCTTGAATTCTCTGGCCGACTGATCCAGATTTGCTTCAAGCGTCAGAATATCATTGAGCTCATCATGAACGTCTTCCTTATAGCGCTGGTATTCATCCAGCTGAACGTGGCGAATATCCACAGCCGCCGCATCCACCGCCAGACGGTTTAAAATCGGCGCAATAATAGACCGTTCGTTTCCGACGCTCGATCTTCGACGATCCGGCCTGTAGCTCCCCGCTGAACTGTAAGCAAAGAAGTTTTGCTTAGGAGTGGGATCTTTATTCCGAAAGGCGTTCCATGCCTTCTGAATACGCTCACTAAAAGTGGGCAATGGAATCACCTCCGTTTAATATTATTTAAAGTTTTCCAGATTACGCTTTGCCGCCCACATTTCGACATAAGCATCAAGTTCTGCGTCGTAATCGTCGCCGTCCTTCAGACGCTCATACTCTCTCACAGCTTTGTTGTATTCGGACTGAGCCTGCGCCTTGGTCACAGTATTGGTAACGGATTCAAGGGCTTTATCGGTGGCACGACTAACAGAATCACGAAGATCACCGGCAGTCTCGCGAGCATCGTCATAAAGTCTACCTGCCGTTTCCTTTGCCTTACCGGCAACATTGGAAGCGGTCTCACGAGCATCGTCATAAAGTCTACCTGCCGTCTCCTTTGCCTTACCGACGGCATTGGAAACAGATGTACGCGCACTGTTGGCAGCGCTGGAGATCCCACGTTTCGCGCTATCCACTTTTTCACTGACAGCGTTCTTGGCATTCTCAAGCTTGCCAAGCGGCGTATTGTTATAAGCCTCCTGAGCAGCGGCAACTTTACGCTTACGGTTGAAAACTGCACCCTGAGCATCCTCAAGGGCTCGCTTTTCATCGTAGCCAAGCTTATCCTGGACAGCATTCTTAGCATCGTTATATGCGAAGTTAAGCTCGGAAAGCTTACGAGAACCGTAATCCTTAACCGCCTGCGCGACATCGGAAGCGGCCGACTTTACATTCCCGGCAGTTTCCTGAATGCTGTCCCTTGCAGAATCAAGAGCGCTGTCAAGCTCAGAAAGCTTTTTAGAACCGTACTTCTTTACGCTATCCGCAGCGCTTTTGGCTTTACTACTGACTTTGGAAGCTGTTTCGGATACGGCCTTCTTTGCACTATCCACTTTTTCACCGACAGCGTTCTTGGCATTCTCAAGCTTGCCGAGGGGTGTGCTATCATAAGCTTTCTTAGCAGCATTATATTTCTGAGCTCTGAAAAAGTGTGATTTTCTTGCCCGTTCAAGATCTTCTCGCTCATCATAGCCGAGTTTGTCCTTAACGGTTTTCTTGGCACTGTCTACAGCCTGACCGACTTTCTGCTTGCCGCGATTGTAATAAGCCTCAACCTCGTCTTTCGTGTAGAAATAACGGGCCTTAGCCCCTTCGCCGACCTTCATCAGATAAGCATGGCCTTTCTTGCCGGCGCTCTTAATAGCATTACCGGCTTTTGAAGCCGCCCGAGAAGCACCGCCCTTAGCCTTGTTCCACGCGTTACCAAGCCAGGCATGCTCAAGATACGGCTCTCCATTCTCGTCATAGAGAATGACGTAATCGTAGTCTCTCATGAATTGTCACCTCATTTGTTGTTCGCTGCAGCGTCTTCGATTTTGAATTTAATCAGACTCTTTTTCGCGAGTTCCGCCGCGTCCAGATCCATATCGATCGCGGAAATACCGCCAGCGCCGTCAACATGAATCGTCCCGTCGTTTCCGATCTCAGGCAGATCTGTGATGACGCTCGTAAGAAGCGAATACACAGCAGCGACAAGGGAAACGGAAATCAGGTTTCGCCAGTCGATCTCACTGACAGTCGCCCCAATCGTCAGCATGCCGAGAGCGACCTGCGCTGCGGTTCGGATCATTCGGATCAGCGCGGCCTTAAGCCATTCAACGGTGAACTTCATAGTCCTCTCCCTCTCTTAAATAAGAATTTTCCTGAATACATTTCAGATTGAGTCTCCGAATTTCAGTCATAGCCGCATCGACCACGCCGTTTCGGATTCCTTTCTCCTTAATGTATTTCTCGTATTCATCACATTGTTTGATCACAAATTCGAACTGCTCTTTTGTGTGTTTTCGACCGTTCATACAGGCATTACAAAAGTCAAGAATATCACGGCGGGTATCCTTGACTTCCTTTGCAACGGATTCTGTTATGTGTTTGTCGAGATCATTTCCGAGCTTGTCAACTTTGCTCTCAATTTCTGTGAGCTTGGCGTTCAGGCGCGAGTTCAGTCGGGACCCGATCCAACCAAGAATCGCGGTCCACGGGTTAAATTTGATCGGGGTGAACTCCACGCCGATGCTGAGCAGAAATATCACGACTCCCCAGAAAGAGAGTTCTCCGCTCTTAGCCCCGATCAAAGCAATGATTTTGTCAATCGACATTGGAGTCATCCTCCGTCAGTTTTACATGAACATATCTCTGTTCGCTTTGTACGCGATGTAGGCGTCCATCAGAGCCGAGACGTTATCGATCTTTTCCTGACGGCGCTTTTTCAAAAGTTTTCGGTTGCCGTTGGTGTCTTCCTGTGTGATGCAGTTCCCCATGCAGAACGACATGATGAGCTCATCAAATAAAAGCTCCCGCCGTTCAGCAAGAATTTTAATTTCACCAAGAGGTACCGATTCGGTCTTGACACCCTGAGGGACCTTTTCAATGCCGTAGGGACCGTTGTCGATCTCCCAGCGGTTGATAAAGACAGGCGCGTTATACGGGTCGTAACCGAGACACTGAACGTTATAGTGTTTAATGTCCATGAACCGGTACAGATCCTCATACACCTCACCGATGTCAAGAACTGTAGACTCCATCACAACCAAGCTTTCTTCCCGAATGAATTTCTCATACTCAGAACGAAGAGCTCTTGGTAATTTCTGGAATGTGTAAGACGTAATATAACTCCTGGCCTTCACGCCGAAACTGCCGCCCGGAAGCGGGAACAAGAAAGTAAACGCGCAGAAGTCGTCACCCTGGCTCAAGTCTGCACCAAGCGAGCACATCATACCGTCAAAATACTGGCGGCGATGCGGTTTGGTCTCGTCGTAGGTGAAGAAGTACGTGTAACCCTCCATCGGGATGCCGAAACGTTTAGCCAGAATATCATTGCGGACCGAGGGGTTCTTTTCCGCCCGATCCAGCTCGATCTTGTACGTCTCGTAGCTGACGGTTGCCCCGAGATTCGGATTAGCCTTGACCCACATCGTAGGATCATTTAGCTCTTTGATGTCATCAAGCTTATACCACCAAATAGAGACGTGGGGATTGTAATAATCCCCTTTCAGGATCTCCATCAGTTCCATTTTGATCGTATCGCCTGGTCCATTTCGCACCGTGCCCTCAGAACTTGTCGCCACGATCAGCCAGTCATCGACCTTCGCGGCTCCCTGCTCCAGAGCACCAACAACATCCTCTTTGACGTCGCCAGAGAGCCATTCGTCCACTGTCGCGTACTTGCAGCGGGCTCCCTGGAGTTTGTCAATGCGCATAGGGCGGGATTCGATGATGGAATTGGTGATAAAATTTTCAATACCCTTTTTCGTCGGGGCAATCTTCACGCGGTCGGCCTTGTTTCCGGTTGTGTTCTGCAGAGAGCCCTCCGTCATGAACTTTAAAACCGGACCTTTAGCCCGCGCGATAGCGATTTTCAGCGGCAGCAGCGTCTCCTCGGACTGACGAATCGTAGGAGCCGTCACGATCTGATCAGTTGCTTCTTCATCGAGAATCAAACCGTCCGCCTGAACACAGGTGCAGTAGACTGATTTGGCCGCTCCTCGCCCAACGATAAGATACTGCTTGTTTCTAAGCCGCTTTTTAATTTTGCGGATCTCGAAATGACCTCCGCCGCCGTGGAGATTGGGTACCCACACGCTGCGTTCAATAAAATAGAACCAGCTGTAAATATCCTCAGCCCAAAGCTTGAAGGAGTCGAGAAGCACAAGGTCCCCGCCGTCTGTCAGTGTCAGTTCGCTCTCACAAAAGCGGATCCAGCCGTCCAGAACAGCGTCGTCGTAGTAAAAGCGGGGATCGGCGATCAGATTGTCGATGAGGTTCATTTGCATCGATACCTCTCGATTGACCGGAATCTCCCCGCGCATCACGGCGTCTCGAAAAGCGCCGTAATATTTCGGTACAGCGGTGTTCGATAACGCCATGGTTTTACCTCAGTTCTGATTGTCTTTGTTCTTGTCCTTATTTCCCTGATTGTTGTCGCCTTTACCGATCGTCGGCATGCGCTTTCTGGGTTTGTCAGTCTTTCCGGTCGCTTCTGTAATATCAAGAATGCCGTTATAGATCTCGGCAGTGTTATTCCAAAGATCTTTGCTGTTTCTCGTCAGAGTAGCCAGCGTACCGACGTTTCTGGTGATATCGTTTACGACTTCCCATCCGCGTCGATATTCTTGCCTCCGCACATCCTTAAGCTTTCGATCAAACTCGATGCGCTTAACAACGTCCTGCGCATCTTTTTCGCTGAGGGTGTGTCCGTATTTCGGAAGCTTTTTCGGATGTTTTACAAGGTAGTCTTTCGTCTCCTCAAGCTTTTCCTCAGCGGTTTTAAACGTCTGCTTCGCCTTGGATGCTTTGTCGATCATGGACTGGATCGTGTGAACCTTGCCGTTGACTTTCAAAGTAAACTTCGGTTTCTTGTTCTTCGTCTTTCCGCCGCTTGCACTCTCGGAGCTGCCTCTCGCCGGACCGACACCATAGCGTTCGCGTCCCTCCGGAGTCAGAGAGCCGTCCGGATTCTGAAAACGCCGAACACCGTGTTTAGCCCCTTTAATCTGATAATGTTCCAGAAACGCACCGTCAAATTCAAGATTCGAAACGAGCGTATCTGTTTGACCCTTAATTCCGTGATGGGCCAAAAATTCTGTCATATTGTCCATAGTTATCAGCCCTCACTTAACTGCGTAAAAAGAGGAGAGCCTCCGAGACAACTCAAAAGCTCTCCCCTCAGTAGATTTCTTAGTCAGCGGCACTCCGGATCATCCGCATGAACTTCTTGAGTTCCTCACGTTCATAAGCAGAGTCAGTAGTGTCCATCTTCTTCTCCAACATTTGAATAACCTGATCGCCAATACTATGACGACTATAGCCGTTCATGTTGTAGCCACGATCGCCGTAATAATACGGATCAGGCCCGCAGTT